TATGTTGGCGCAAAACCTTCGGCGGTTTATCAGGAACTCAAAGCAAGAGGTGTGGCAGATGGCTACGCGGAAATCGACAACAATGGAGCCTTCGGGGCTCCCAAGCCTACAACTGAAATCATCGGGAAAAACCCCCTCGAGGGATCTCCTTTCGGTCTGGATCAGCGCGGACGAGATGTCGGTCGCGCCATTGACGGACTTGGAGCGGAGCCTGATCGAGCAATCGCGGAGGGAATTTCCCCGGTAACAGTCACGGCCGAGGTTACCCAGGCCGGCGAGCAAATGGTCATCCCTGGCGCGGAGCGTATTAGCGATCGCGCGTTGGCGGAGCGTCGGATGGCACAGGGTATGCGTGGTGGCGAGGCTGGCTTGCCGGAAGGCGGGCTATTTGATGAGACCGCTCGGGCGCAGCAAGATTTGTTCGCCGGCGTAAACATGGATGAAGAGATCCCAGTTTCTGCTATTGTGGATCCACAGACCGGCGAGATCGTGCCGCAGACAATGACCATGCGCGATCTCAAGCAGATGCTCGACGAAGAAGATAGCTTCATGGATAGATTGGGATACTGCACACGATGAGCTTCAAAAGTTGCATCCAGGATGGCGTGTTCGAAGGCCGGATCTCACAAGCCCAGGCGGATGAGGCCAATGGCCTGTTCGATGAGCTGGTCGAGCAATACAATCGCCAGATGGGCCCAGGCCCGGCTCAGACCAAGGCGGCGGCTGACGCGGCCCAGGCTGCGCGTATCGAATCGATCCAACGAAAGCGCCGCACCCTTTTGCAAGCGCAGGCTTGGAAGCGGGCAGATCTCGACATGAGGTCTTAGCTTGGTCGCACCAGAAACAAAGCGACGATGAACAATCTGATTCGTGAGGTGTTTGGCGAGAATACCGGCGATGCGGCTGCGCGTGAGCTGGCCGGTGCCTGGGGGCGGGCATCTGAGTATCTTCGCCAGCGGTTTAACTCTGCCGGCGGCGCGATCGCCAAGCGCCAAGATTGGGGCCTACCGCAAACGCACAGCACAGAGCGGGTGCGCCGTGTAAAATTTGAAGAGTGGCGTGATTACATCGCCCCGCGCCTCGACATGGACAAGATGATCGATGAGCGCACTGGACTTAAATTCAGCCCAGCGCGCCTCGAGATTGCTTTGAAGGACGTTTACGAAACGATCCGCACAGATGGCATGGCAACTATGAGGCCGTCTGGTGCCCAGCGTGGCCGATCGGTAGCAACCCGCCGCCAAGATCACCGCTTCCTGGTATTCCGCAACGCCGATAGCTGGCTGCAATATCAGCAGCGTTTTGGCAATCCGGATCCATTTGACTCAATGATCGGTCACATCGACAACATGGCCCGCGACATTGCCATGATGGAGCGCCTGGGCCCGAACCCGGCATCTACCATTACCTATCTACAGCAGACTATGCGCAAGGCGGCGGCTGGCGATAAGATGGCAGAGAACCGCGCCAACCGCAAAGCCGTGCAGCTCGAGGATCTCTATGGCGCAATCATGGGCCGCAACAACAGCCCGGTGGATAGCACCTTCTCCTATACTATGGCGGGCACTCGTCAGCTTCTACAATCTGCCCAGCTTGCGGCAGCCGCTATCGCGGCTCTGACGGATTTTAATTTTCAGAGAATAACACGAGAATTTAATGGCCTTCCTCAAGTCGGAACAATTAGCAATACCTTAAGCACTTTGATGAGTTTACCAACGGGTGAGCGCGCCAAATTAGCGTTGCGTTTAAGTTTAACTGCCGAAGGATTTACAACACTCGCTGCTGGGCAGATGCGTTTTGTTGGAGATATTTCTGGGCCAGAAGTGACGCGCCGGATTGCTGATTTCGTAATGAGGGCTTCGCTGCTTTCTCCTTTAACTAATGCCGGCCGATGGACTTTCGGCATGGAATTTTTGGGGCACTTGGGCGACCAGGTGGGCAAGACCTTCAAGGAGCTCGACCCCAATCTGCGCGGCGCGCTTGAGCGGTATGGCATTGGCGAAGATCGCTGGAACATCATGCGGGCGACGCCGCTCTATGATTTTGAAGGCGCAACCTTCCTGCGGCCAGATGACATTGCGGCCCGGACCGATATCGATCCGCGCATGGCCAATGATCTGACAGACAAGCTCATAATTATGATCAATACGGAAACCAACTTTGCGGTGCCTTCTACGTCTATCCGGGGCCGCCTGGCGCTGACCGGCAATGTTCGCCCAGGCACCATTCCTGGAGAGATACTGCGATCCTTTGCCATGTATAAGAATTTTTCCGTCACGATTCTCAACACTCACATTGCCCGTGGGTTGGCCCTGGATGGCGTGTCTGCCAAGGGCCGGTATCTCGGCGGCTTCATCGTGACTGCCACTCTGATGGGCGCGCTGGCAATGCAGCTCAAGGAAATATCAAAGGGCCGGGATCCGGTGCCAATGGACACGCCAGAGTTCTGGGGCGCGGCAATGCTCCAGGGTGGCGGCCTGGGGATCTTCGGTGACTTCATGTTCTCTCAGACCAATCGCTTTGGCGGCGGCTTGGCTGAGACTGTTGCCGGCCCGGTGGTTGGCCTGGCCAATGATTTGAACAATCTCACAACCGGCAACCTGATGCAGTTCATCAAAGGCGAGGACACAAATGTGGGCAGGGAGATGATTGACTTTGCTTCGCGCTATACGCCTGGCTCCTCAATGTGGTATCTTCGCCTGGGCGCAGTTTACCGGCAACACCGGCCTGGGCCCCTTTGCGTTCACGTTCAATATTCTGGCGACTAGCGATATTCGCGTCATCAAGAACAGCACGGTTCTAACGCTCACATCAGAATATACGGTCACCACGAATGCGAATGGCACGGGGTCTATTACGCTGACCGGCAGCGGGAATGGCACCGCTTTGATCTCGACCGATATCTTAACGATCATCGGCAACCGTCAGCTCGCCCGTACCAGCGATTACGTCCAGGGAGGAAACCTTTTTGCTGGCGCGCTGAACGAGGATCTCGACAGCATCGTGATTATGATGCAGCAGCTCGATGAGAAGGTTAGCCGCACTATGCGGATTGACGCCGGCGACATTGGCCAAAACCTTTTGCTCCCCTCACAGGCATCAAGACTTGGCCGGACGTTGCAATTCAACTCCTCGACCGGGAATCCGGAAGCCGGCCCGACTGCGACTGATGTTGCAAACGCCCAGACCAATGCCGCAAACGCGGCTGCCTCTGCATCGGCCGCTGCAAGCTCTGCCTCTGCTGCATCTGGATCTGCCTCTTCAGCCTCATCTTCTGCATCGTCGGCAACTTCTTCGGCATCGTCTGCTACGAGCAGCGCATCTGCTGCATCCACTTCAGCTTCGAACGCCGCTGCAAGTGCTTCTGCTGCTGCTTCTTCTGAGTCACACGCCGCCAGCTCCGAGGCCGCTGCTGCATCATCGGCATCGGCTGCATCTACATCTGCCAGCAACGCTTCATCGTCGGCATCGGCTGCATCGACCAGCGCCTCGAATGCAAGCGCCGCTCAAGCTGCTGCTGAGTCGGCGAGGGATGCTACGCTGACGGCCTATGACAACTTTGACGATCGATACCTGGGCGCTAAGGCCAGCGATCCGTCTGTAGACAATGACGGCAATGCGCTGGTTGGCGGTGCGCTTTATTTCAACTCCACAGACGGGGAGATGAAGCTCTACAACGGCACGTCTTGGGTTGCGGCCTATGTGTCTGGCGCTGGCTTTGTGGCTAAGATTGGTGGCCTTACTGGCGCGGCTGATGTTCCGGCTGGCACCACGGCTGAACGGCCATCCCCTGCGGCTGGCTACTTCCGCTTCAACTCCACGCTTGGCAAGTTTGAAGGCTACAGCGGCTCTGCTTGGGGATCGGTCGGCGGTGGCGCTACGGGTGGTGGCGCTGACGAGGTGTTCATTGAGAATGCCCAGACTGTCACGACCAACTACACCATCACGACCAACAAGAACGCGATGTCTACCGGGCCGATTACGGTTAACTCCGGCATTACTGTTACTGTCCCCTCTGGCTCTAATTGGGTGATCCTATGACTGTCACGATCAACGGCACAACTGGCATCGCTGGCACCAACGGCAGTGCTGGCACCCCTGGGTTTGATAGCAGCGGGAATTTGGGGATTGGGACGACAAGCCCAACCGCTGGTTATCGTTTAGATGTCAGAGGCCAAGCCCAGATTGGAGATGGGGGTGGCAACGCTGACATCAACTTTAACGCCAGCAACATTGGACGTTTCCTAATCGCTGGAACAGAACGCGCCCGCATTGACAGCAGCGGGAACCTGATGGTGGGGACGACGAGCGACATTGGCGGGCTTGGTGGCAGGGTTCAGATTGCATCTGGTGGAAGCCGTGGCATTGTGCAGTCTACTAACGCCAACGTCAGGATGCAGGAGTATCTAGTTTCAAGCTCAACCGTGGGCTTCATTTCTAATAACGGCACAGCGACCACTTACGCCACTTCTTCCGACTACCGCCTGAAGGAAAACGTCGCGCCGATGCAAAACGCATTGGACACGGTGGCGCGGCTTAACCCTGTGACCTACACTTGGAAGGCTGACGGATCGGCGGGCCAAGGCTTCATCGCCCACGAACTGCAAGCTGTTGTCCCCGACTGCGTGACGGGTGAGAACGTCGCTGCGATCAAAGAGCAACAGGCTATCATCACCGCCTTTGAAACCCGCCTTGCTGCATTGGAGGCCCAATAATGTCGCTGATCAAACTCCAAGGCAACGCCTCTGGCACGGGTGCGTTTACCATCGCTGCCCCCAACGGCAACACGGATCGGACGCTCACGCTGCCGGATGCGACGGGGACGTTTGTCACGGCTGACGCGAGCGGCAACGTGGGGATCGGGACGAGTTCGCCTGCGACGAAACTGGACGTGCAGCAAAGCACCACATCTGTTCTAGCTCAGTTCAAAAACACGTCTTCGGCGGCTCAGAACGGCAACATCAACGCCGTGAACGATGCTGGCACTGCGCTTAGGATGCAGGTGTTTGGTTCTGCTGCTGGCTCTTACGGCATGTTGTCTGCTGGTAGCCCCGCGCTTTACACTAGCGCGTCTGAGTTAAACTTTGCCGCTGACAACGCAAGTGGGGTAATTAAATTTGCTACAGGCAGCAGCGTACCAGAACGCGCCCGCATCGACTCCAGCGGGAACCTGTTGGTGGGGACGACTAATGGGGGATTGGGCGCAACAAACGGTGTTGTAATCGGCCCTTCTGAAAGCGCATGGACAACAGGCACCTCTGCCGTTGTTCCTATCCGTATTTACAACAAAGGCACCGCTGGAGCCCGTTATTTGATGGAGTTCAGGAATAGTTCTAATGCTGTTGGCGCGATTACCCATAACAACTCATCCACCACCTATTCCACCTCCTCCGACTACCGCCTCAAGGAAGATTGGCAACCCATGGCTGGTGCCTCGGAGCGGGTGCTGGCGCTCAAGCCTGTGAACTTTGCATGGAAGGTTGACGGCTCACGGGTTGACGGCTTCCTAGCACATGAGGTGCAGGCTGTTGTCCCCGAAGCTGTGACGGGTGCCAAGGACGAAGTGGATGCTGACGGAAATCCTCAATACCAAGGCATCGACCAGAGCAAACTGGTGCCGCTCCTGACCGCCGCACTGCAAGAGGCATTGGCTGAGATTGCCAACCTCAAGACCCGCCTGATCGCATTGGAGGCCAACTAATGTCCACACTTCGCACCAACGCCATCGTAGACGCATCTGGCGGCACCACGGCGACCGTTAACGGCATCCCTTTGCGCCCCGGCGTTCTGGACCCTGAAAACCGCATCATCAACGGGGCCTTCGACTTCTGGCAGCGGGGGACGCGGTAAGCGGGCAATCGACTGCTGCACAGTACGCCGTCACAGTGCAAAACATTGAAGGCGTTCGCAACTACGCTGGGCAGACCATTACGGTCCTCGGCTGGATGCGCCGCTCATCTGGCTCGGGCAACGTGGCTGTGCAGTGCATTCAGGACTTTGGCACTGGCGGCTCTCCATCCTCTCGGGTTTTTGTCTCGCCGCAAACCGTTACTCTCACGGGGTCTTGGGCTGCGTTTGCGCTGACGTTTGCCGTGCCGTCGATCAGCGGAAAGACCTTGGGGACCAACGGCAACGACTACCTCCAGCTTAGGTTCTGGACCTCCGCAGGCAGCGACTTCAACGCCAACACCAACTCCCTCGGCATCCAAACCATCGGCGTTGACCTCTGGGGCATCCACATCAAGCAAGGCACCCACACGACCTCTGCCGTGGACCTCTATCGCCAGCCTGAACTGGGGCCGGAGTTGGCGAGATGCCAGCGGTATTGTGTTGTGTATGGTGGGAGCAGTGCCTACGAACGTATTGGGTTTGGGCTTAACGCAACGACGACCGCCGCATATCCAATGGTCTCTCTTCCCACAGAAATGCGGGTAAGCCCCGCCGTCTCTGCAAACTCTATTTCTAATTTTTCCATCTGGAATGGGGTGGTCCTTATTACTGCGGCTTCGATTGGTGTTGACTCCCCCTCTCCCAGATTTCCGGGCTTTGTAGTAACCGTGGCTAGTGGGCTAACTGCAACAGCACCTACAGGGCTTATTGCCAACAACGCTATAGGCGCTCGCCTGACCTTAGATTCTGAACTGTAAGGGGCCGACCATGAACACCATGAACATCACCTCAGCCCAATACGTCACCAGCACTCTTACGGGCCAACCGTCCAGCATCAAGGCCACCATCGACGGCACCGAGTGGTCCGTCCCCTTGGCACCGGGCAATAGGCATTTTGATGCAATCATGCGTCAGGTCGAAGCTGGCACCCTTGTGATCCAAGAGGCTGACGCAGCATGACACCTGAGCCTGCGGAGTAAGACATGGAAACGATGGAAGTTGTTGAGACGATTATGCAGTGGATCGTTGCTCCAATCGCGGGCTTTGTTTTCTGGATGTATCGCACACAGCAAGACCACTCTACCAAGCTGGCTGTGCTTGAAGCAGTGCATGAGGCAAACAAAGAAGCTCATGACCGAGAGTTCAAAGAGATGCGAGAAAACTTCAAGCGCGTCTTTGAAAAGCTGGACGGCATTGAAGCCGCTTTGAGAAAGTGAGCGTGCCGCTGATCTGGGTGGGCTATACTCACCTTTGGATCGACGGGCGTATGATCTTTGTTAAGGTTTGTAGATACACTGCGGATATAGCACTGGCGGTTCATCCTGCTTTTCCATGTCCGCCTTTCTGGAGCCTGTAAATGTTCGAC